TGCCGGTGCGCAGTGCAACTACTACAAGTTGACGGTGACTCCGGTTCACGAGGATGTGATCGTGGGCCAGGACGACAACGGTGAAGACATCACGAACAACGTGTTGACGGATCACACGCTGTCGGTCAGCAACAAGGTTTCGCTGAAGGGCGAGCTGCCGGCCAAGCAAAAGGTCGAACTGGAAGCTGACGGCGCGAAGGTCGACGAGGCGGAGGTGTAGCATGCCGGACGACAAACAGACTACCGGCACACGCGATCTGACCGCGAACACGGCGGCCTATCGGCTGCGTAACCGCGGTCGGCAGATCGACGCTGCCGTAGAACGCGAGCGGTCCTCAAGTCGTAGCGCCAAGCCATCTCGGCGTCATCCGTCGTCTCGTGGTACTCGGTATGTCGACCCGGACAAGTACCGGGAAGGCGAAGAGGGCGAGAAGTCCTATGGCGCGCCCATGGGCACGCAGAGCGAGCGCAACAAGCGGCGTCGCAACAAGGACGACTAATGGCCATCGCGAAGATGATCAAGCAGGTTATGGCGCAGCGACAGGCCGCAGAGTCTCGCGCTAGCGCCGAACAGGCCGACACCCGGGCAACTGAGCGTGTCGACCGCAGCGGCCCGGACCCGATGATGAGTACGTCTCGGTTGCCGGAGCCGCGTCGTCGCAAGAGGCGGCTGTACGACAGATAGGGTCTCACCAGCCCAACAACCAGGAGAACAGTTATGGCGGATGTCAATGACACCGACCTGATCAACCGGCTTCAGTTCGCCGATCAACGCGAACGTGAGCTGTTTGCCAAAGCCCAACTCGGGGAGCAGATCCGAGAGTGGCTTGTTACGCCCACAGGACGATACGTCCATGCCCGGGCTCAGCAAGAAATTGCCCAATGCAAAACGGAAGCGCTGGAGTGTAATGCAGATAACTTCTTCGGTCGACGAAAGCTGAGGAAGATTCAAGCGCGCGGCGCCGCAGCCAAGAACGTAATCGCCTGGTTGGCGGACGCGTTGGTTGAAGCGCAGCACGCACAACACGAATTGGAAAACTATCGAGGATAGAACCATGCCAAACGAAGATCCTACCCAGACGGGCGCATCTGAGGGCAACGACAACGCCAACGCGCCGCAACAGCAGAAAGCTTTTCCCGATCCGTCCAACTTGCCGCCGACGCACAGTCAAGCGACGAGTGTTGACAACGCGGATCCCAACCCCGATACTCCGCCTGACGATGACGAAGTAACGCGTCCGAAGAGTCCGCGTGACGAGATGCTAGACAGCCTCTACGAACGTCACGAGGAAAACTACGCAGGCGAGATCAAGGAATCTGTCGAAGCGGGCCTACAGGGGGCTCCGGAGCAGATTCAGGACGAGCCGCCGGAAGAACCGCCGGCTGAGCCTGTACCGGACGAGGTTGCCGATGACCCATTGGGGCAGTATGCTGTGATGGTCGACGGTGAACCAATGTTCAAAACCGTTGTCAATGGCGAAGAGCGACTTGTTCCCTTTGCGAAAGCTCAGGAGCAGGCGCAGAAGCACGAAGCCGCAGAAGTGCGGTTGCGTGAAGCCGCAGAATTCAACAAGACGTTGAAGCAGCGCGAAGAGCGACTACTTGCCGGCGAGCAAGCGTTAGCTGCGAAGCTTCAGGGTCTGAGTGAAACCCCTCCACCTGCACCAGCGGGCGAGGGCGATCCAGCTGAGGTGACGGACGAACTCCGTTCCGAAGCGAAAGACCTGGTCGGAGCGCTCATGACGAGCAGCGAAGACGAGGCGGCCGACAAGCTGGCGAACGTATTGGCGAAAAACCGCGCATCTGCTACGCAGACCCCGGTTGACACCGACGCGATCGCAAGAGCGGCGGCAGTGCAGGTTCGGCGAGAGATGACCGAAGAGGAACTGACGAGGGACACCCAAGCCGGGTACAAGAAATTCGGCGAGGATTATCCCGAAATCGTTGCTGACGAAAGTCTCTTCCAATACTGCGACAGCGTGTCCGATACGGTCGCGGCTGAACACCCTGAGTTCACGCCGTCACAGGTCATGCTGGAAGCCGGGAAACGGACAATGGCTTGGGTCGACGAGCTGAAAGGCACGACGGAAACCCCCACGCCAAACGATCCGCAACCCAACAACGATCGTCAGTCCCGAAAGGACAATCTGGTGCCTTTACCTCGTGCTGCAAGCAGCGCGACCCAAGATCCGGAGCCGGCCGAACAGCCGGAGACTCCGCAGAGCGTGTTCGCCGAAATCCGGCAGTCACGAGGTCAGGCGGTGTAGTAACCCCTAACGGAGGTTTTTCATCATGGCAGGTCAAGTTTGGCAAACAAATGCCCTGGGTGGCTTCATGTGGTCGCCCAACCTCAGCCGCAAGCTGAGAACTGCGCTGCAGCCGATGGTGCGATTCCGCCAGTTTTGCGACGCCCGCGAGGCTTTCGGCCTTGGCAAGGGTGACACGTTCAACTGGAACATCTATTCCGACGTACAGCAGGCCGGTGGCACGCTGAACGAAACGGATTCGATGCCGGAAAGCAACTTCAACGTCACGCAGGCCTCACTGACCGTCACGGAGTACGGAAACAGCGTTCCCTTCACCAAGAAGCTGGACGATCTTTCCGAACATCCCGTCACGGAAGTGATCCACAAGGTGCTGAAGAATGACGCACGGCAGGTACTCGATACCGCCGCGTTCAATCAGTTCAATCAGTCGTTGCTTCGTGCGACGTCGACTTCGGCGACTGCGTTCGCGCTGACCACCAACGGTACTCCCGGCGGTGCGCACACGAACGAGCTGTCGAACGATCACGTCAAAGGCATCGCTGACGAGCTGGCGGAGCGAGACATTCCGACGTTCGATGGCAACAACTACATGTCGATCTTTCGGCCGCGCGCTCTGCGTGACTTCAAGAACGACTTGGAGCTGATCCATCAGTACGTGTCGGAAGGTTGGCACGTCATCATGAACGGCGAGAAAGGTCGCTACGAAGGTATTCGGTTCGTTGAGCAGACGAACGTTGCCTCGGCTGGCTTCAGTGTCAGCGATCGCGGCTTCTTCTTCGGTGCCGACACGGTTGTCGAGGCCTTCTCCATTCCGGAGGAAATCCGAGGCAAGATCCCGACCGACTACGGTCGTTCACGCGGAATCGCATGGTATGCGCTCCTGGGCTACGGAATCGTTCACACCGATCTCGAGCAACAGCGCATCATCGTGTGGGATTCCACCAGCTAACGGAGGTGTGACATGAGTGGTCAAGCACAGTTTTACGACGACGGCGCGACGCGCACGTACCGCTTCCCGGCTGCGGCCCTGGCCGCCGCTGCAGTAGTTGGACGCTTCATCGGCCCGCAGGGTAAGCGCGGTCGCGTACGAGGTATCGAGTACATCGTTACCACGGGCGTGACGGTTGCCCCGGCTCTCGTCACCGTTGGAAACAACGCTGCCGTGAACCCGGCTTCGATTTCGATCGAGGTTGCTGCTGCCGACACGGGCGGTTCAATGACCGCGGCGGAGGAAAAGGCTGCAGGTGCTGACGAAGTCGCTGGTACCAACGATGTGATTCTCGACGCCGACACGGTTGTTGAGGTAGCATCGGACGGTGGGGCAACCGCGGGCGCGGCTGACCTGATCGTCACGGTCGACTGGTTCTAATCGGAGGTGACCTATGGCTAAGTACAGCAACAAGCGGGAAACCGGCAAAGGCAGCGGCATCGGCGCTGGTGTAATCGGAAACTACGACGCGGGTGAGCGCAAAAGCACGAAGCCCCGTCCGAACTTCGAGCGCACCGAGTCGGCTGGTGTTGGCGATGGTCTGAATGCTCGCAGCGGTTTCGACGGCGAAGAGCATGGCCCGGATTACAACTACATGCGTGATCCGCTGACTGGCAACGCAAACGAACGGCCCAAGCCGTACGCGAGCGACAGCGCCAAGTCAAAAGGCCTGGACTTCGACATCTGCTAACGCAGGTTCCATCCAAGCGTGGGGGCCTTCGGGCCCCTACCCTTTCAACGGAGGGCGGACCCCATGCCTAAAGATATCGTGCGACCGGGTCGCGGCGGCCTCACTGACTACATGGACGATCGTCTGGGGATCTCGGAGTACGACTCCGACCAGATGGCCGACATGACGGAAGAGTTCTTCCAAGGGCGCTCCTCACTCGAGGACGGCGTCAGCGGTCAGAAGCCAATCGATACTCGGTTCGAGAACACAAGCGAAGATCGGGTTTGCTGCCCGCGCAGCGACATGGACGACCCTGTCCTTGATGTCGTTGACGAGCGGCCGAACCATTCGGGCGTTGACAAACCCGCCGGTCAGGACATCGATCGGTATCAATACCCGCACCGACGTTACTAACCCATCTCGAAGGAGAGAATCATGGCTGAGAAACTCAACCCGAAACGGCCTTTCGCCAAGCTCGTTGGCGACAAAGAGGCTGCGTTCATCCAGGACGGCAAGCGATTCGATAAGCAGGGCAAGCTCGTGGGCGACGCCCCGGCTGCGTTCTGCCGCGACTTGAACAAGAAAGCGGCAGCTGCTGCTTCAACGGAAGAGTCCAAGTCGGAAGTTCTGGAGCGAGCCGAGTCGGTACTCGGCAACCTCGACGAGACCCAATCGGTCCCGCAGACGGTTGTCGACGCCGAGAAGGAAAACGCTCAGGCTGAAGCAGCGGAAGAACTCGCTGACTAAGCATGAGTACGTTCTTGCAGCTCGTACAAGATCTGCATAGGGAGTCCGGGGCTGCGGGAGCGGCCCCGACTACCGTTGTAGGTCTCGCTGGTGAACAGCTGCGTCTGGCCAACTGGGTCAGGCAGGCGAACGACTACGTCAACGATATGTGGATCAACTGGAAGTTTCTGCGATCCACGTACCAGGAAAACACTGTTCAGTCGCAGCCGAATTTGCCGGCGCCCAACGACGTGAACACTTGGGATCTGGAGACGTTCCAAATGGTGGAGCCCAGCGGCAGTCTCACGGAAGACCGTGAGCCTATCGAAGCCGTTGAGTACGAAGACACCAAGATGGACATCATCGACCAGACCGAGGGAACTCCATTTCGCGTAATCATTCAGCCGGACAACAGCCTGCGTTTCGAAGGCGTGCCGGATGGTGCTTACACAATTTTTGCCGATTACTATCGGATCCCGACCACCCTGGTGGCGAACACGGACGAGCCCGACATCCCGGCCCCGTTCCGACAAGTCATCCTGGGCCGCGCACTGATCCTGTACGCGAACTACGAGGGCGCGCCAGAGATCAAGCGGCAGGGCGAAGAGATTTTCGCAA